TCTATTTACAACAGCTGAGGAAGACGTTGGGTAAAACCATATTACTTCACCAAACAAATTATTTAATCCAGCAGATATCATTTGATTACCTGACTCTATATTTATATCATCATAAACATAGTCTTCTACTAAACAAGGTAAAGACTCTAATCTACCAGCAAATCTAAAGAAACCATTCTCTGACATCCAGTACGCAGCACCATCAACTTCTACAGCTGCATTCTGTCCTACAAGTCCACAGTTGGTCCCAACTTGTGCAAAGGCAAAAGTAAAAGGTTGACCAACAAAACGTTGAGTAAACAATGCAGTATCGGTCCAAACATAAATTGCATCTCTACCTCTAATAGCTCCCATGATCCGTGATCCGTCGGCCAATCTCTGTGTACCAGCTGTATTGGTTGCTGTTGGAGTATAATCTGTAATATCCTCTTGGTCCGAGAATCTAATAAACATTTCATCTTGTGTTAATGGATCACCAATAGTTGTTTCTGTTCCAAAAAATACTAAGTGTCTATCAGGAGTAGATACTAACATATGACGTGAAGATGTTGGTGCGCCAGATATAATCGTAGCTCTAGTTGCTGTTGCATTTGATAAAGAAGAGTCCCATTCAAAACAAGCGTTATTGTGAATTAAACAAATAGCTTTATCTCCAAAGTTATCTAATGACCACATACCCGGTTCAACAATTAAATCTCCTGATGCTGCTTCTCCCCACGCAACATAGTCAGTTGAATTTGTCACTGTATCTCCATCACTGTGAGATGCTGCTGTTGTTCCTGCTACACCTCTAGTACACCCTGTTAAAGTATTACTACTAACTCCTGTGTATGAAATTTCTTCTGAACCTATTATAATAAAATTAGTTCCACTGTCTGGAAACTGTGAAGCGTCTGTTAATGTAATGCTGGTTACTGCAGCATCGATTGCTCCATTTAAAGTGGTTGTTACTGCTCCTGCAGCAGGACCACTCCAAGAACCTAAACCCCAACCAAAACCTTTTCCTTGAACAGATGGACCTACTGTATAGTAATGTTGAACTCTAATACCTCCAGATGTAGTTGCACCACTACCTGTTTCATTTGATGGCATTGTAATTGTTATAGTTGTTGTAGAAGGCACCGATGTTACCATAAATTTTTTATCGTCAAAATCTGATGCACTAAAATTAGAATTAGTTATTGTTGTAAAATTATCTAAAAGAATAATATCATTATCTGTCATATTATGTGCAGAAGGAAAAGTTATAGTAACAGTGGGAGATCCATTAGTTGTGCTGAAAGCATTACTAAGAGTAGTTGTAGTATCTATGGGGTGTATGTCGTAGAATACTCCACCTGAATATGCATATAAAATACTGTTTGTACCTATGATTGCGTACTTTCTACCTAAGCTGTTTACAAAATGATGTAGTCCTCTGGCTGCTCCAGTTAGATCATCTGTTCCTAACTGTTTCCATCCACCTATTTTTTCAGGTGTGCCATATCTAAATCTAACATTATCGCAATCTACCCATTGTCCTTCAGCAGTAGTTTCCGATATTTGTTTGTTGATGCCTGGTTGAAATCCAATTTTTTGTAACATACTTTAACCTACTCATTTTTATTAACGTCACCATGTTCTTTAGCATCACCGTATTGTTCAATTGCCTCTGTAGCAAGTTTAATTAAAACAGCAGAATGTTTATAGCTATCAAACCGATTCATACGAATATAACCTTTAATAAAGAGTCTAAAACGTTCTCTCCAAGACAACTCTATGTCTAGCTCTTTTTCCTTAAAAATATAACGCATTTTCTAATCTTACCATTTAATTTATTTAAAATCAACTTTGCAATGTAGGGTTTAAACTGGGTCGTTTACCATCAAATTTATATTTTGTGTTGGGTCCATTTTGATCTACATAATGCAAAAAAGCTTGTGCATGCCAATCTCCAGTAAAATGCTTACGAGAGTGTTCTATTTCACAACCCAAATATATACAAGCATCACCTGGTGATAATTCAATAGGGTTATCTTTCATATATATAGGCCATTTTGTGCCATCACTACCAAACATTACTGTTACTGAAATTTCACAAGAAGGTCTATCTTTATGAGGAGTAAGTTCAGAGTTATAAGTATACACCCTTGAAAAAGAATAAGTAGGAAATAATTTTAATTTAGTTTTATTTTCCATTAACTTTAATTTGTTATAAAGTAATGCTTCAGTAAAAGGGTCTTGGTAAAACATAGTATCTCCATTATTATTTTGATGGAGATCAAACTTTGTACTGTTTTGTCGATGCCTTATAAGTATATATTTTTTAGCTAATTCAATTTCTTCTTTTGATAAAAAGTTTTTAATAACTTTGTATTTATTTTTTTCTAAAGAGCCCATGATACCACCGCATATCTTGTTCCTTTAGTTACAGGTTTTACTGTATGAGGAAACATAAAATTACTTGGAAAAATAACTGCTCTGTTTGGCTTTACATCAACTGTAAGTATGTCTTTTTGATAATCTAAAGATTTAAATACTAATTCACCACCTTCATAGTCATTATTTAAAAACAAAACTATAGATAAAGTTCTGGGACTTCTTGATGCAGTATCAGTATGGGGTTTATAAAAATCAGAATTTTCATATTTTAAAATAGTAACTTCTGTTAGACCATTAATTTCAACAGAAGGTATATTTAATTTTTGTCTATAATTACCTATTATATTAAATATTGTTCTAGATAAAAAATTAAACCAATGTACTCCAGTTTGTGAAAGCATTCCTGAATCTAAATAAGCATTAGATACTTTTCTAACTTCAGTATCTATTTTTTGATCAATACCATTTGTAACTTGTCCTTGTTTAAACATATCGGGATTTTTTGCAACCCATTTTATAAAAGAAGACAACATTGAATAAGGCATAATTTCATCTTCGATATGAATAAGATTTTTTATTTCCATATTTTTTTAACCCAATTTTGTTTTTTATATCTATCTTGAAATTGTGAAAAATAACTAAATATTTTAGAAAAATTTGGTTTTATAATTTCTTTTTCAAAATACCATGAATCTCTTTTAAAAGGAATAACTTGTACATAAGGCATCCCTTGTTTAAATTCTTTTTTAAACTCTGGATATTTATCATGATTAATTAATATTGGAAAATTTACCATCCCTTCAAATTTATCAGTATCTACAATTGCAGTTATTATATTCCAATAATCATTTTCATTATAATAAGGAGAAGTAAATAAACAAGAATACCCTGGAGGTGTTACTATTTTCCAAGGGTTTAAAATTTTTAAAAAAGGTTGACTTCCGTTTTTTTTAGAAACGTATGAGTTATCTCCTCCAAGTTGAAAGGTGGGGTGTGTTTGTGGAACTGAGCTATTTAAATTATAGTCTTCAATTTTATTGATATTAATTTGACCATCTAAACAAAATCTAAAAGCACTATCTTTTTTTTTAAATTCTTCATTATAAATATTATATTCTAAATAAAAATCTTGTGGTAGAGGTAATATATAACCTGCTGTCATACTATCCATAAAAGGCATGCAGCTTTTTATATTTAAACCTTTTACATGGTTATTTTTTGGAATTTTTTTATACCAATCAGGTAAACAATGTCTGGAAAGTTTAGGTTCTATTTCTTTAACATCTAAAAGATCTGAATGACATTGAAATTTTATTTTTTTCTTTCTTGAAAACATTTAAATTATTTTAACAAATAATTAAGGTAATTGCAAAAACTTTTTTTGATATATATATTATTTGATTTAGATCAAATAATTAAGGTAATTGCAAAAACTTTTTTTGAGGATATCCTGGTTGTTGATTAAACCATTGTTGAAAAGAATTATTGGATATAGGTAAATCTAAAGTATCTACATCTATAGCTTCTAGTTTAGAAAGATAATCTTGCCAAATTGACAACTCTTCATTATCAGGATTTGAAGCTATAAAAAGTTCTATAGATTCTGATTGATCTGCTACTTTTTGTGTAATTTCTGCAGATTGTTCCTCTGCAGTAAGAGTAGCAAAAGAATAATTAGTTGCAGTTTCAACTACTGACCCATCTTCTAATGTTATTCTTTTTTGAAGGTGTGCAACATCCTCAAATAATTGATCTGAAATTTCTGCTGTTGGATAAGCGGGCCATGCTCTATTAGAAAGACTATTTTTTTCAGCATCTGATTCTGCTAAATATAAAAGACTACCTAATTCGTTAAAAATTCCATGTCTAGCCATTTTCTATTCTCCATTCTCATAAATTACTAAATCACCTCTAACACCATCAGAATAAGTTAGTTGCATGAAACCAGGTTGAGGACCATTAGACATATCTGAAAAACCCATACCACTTATCATTGGTACGACGTATCTTGTGTTATCCGCAAGTGTATTAGTAGCTGAAGAAAAAGTTGCTGGTGCAGGAGAGTTAGAAACTGCTCCAACATTTCCAGGATTTCCATATGCATTATTGGTAGATGCATTTCCACCATTACCGCCAGTTAAATTAAATACATTCGCTAATGAAGTAGTACCACCAGCTGGTCCAGGATTTGCTCCAGCACCAGGATGATTAGATCCTCTATTTCCTCTAGCACCTACAGCGTAAGGTTGTGAAAAAGGTGCAGATATAGGGTGAACGTAAACAGCAAAAACACCACTACCACCTTTTCCTGAAATTCTAGTTGGAGCTTTACCGCCTGTTCCTCCAGCACCCGAAGCTGCATAAATAACAAGTTTATTACTGTTGCCAGCTGCAGTAAAAGTTCCTGAAGCAGGACCGGTTGCCATAAGTGTAGGAGTCATCCCAGCACTTCCTGCTGATCCACTTGCAGCAGTTACAACTCTTCCTTGAGAATCAACAGAAATTGTTGCTGCTGTAAAATCTCCTTTTGCTACTGGCTTAATTATTTTTGGCATTTAAATTATCCTCCTATTAGTCTACCATTTCTACATAAGAAACATGAAAAGCTATGTCACTGGCAGCGCCAGCTGTTACAGCTATAAGATCTGTTTCATCTAAATAGATAGGTCTGCTAATTAAATCTAATGTTGAATCTGCAGGTACAGAAATTGTACTTGCGATTTTATAATAAGTTGAACCATTGTCATTACTAATTTCTACTGTTACGTCTGCAGCATTAGTTCCGTCAATGTTTGCTAATAATATTGTGTCTATTCTTACTGCAGTTTCTGCAGGAACATCGATCATAGTAGTTCTGTTAGTATCCCCTAAAGTGCCCATAGCATTTTTAGGTGTGATCGTTGCTATATTTACAAGATTTGGTGTTGCCATTTTTTATTCTCCTTTGATATTAATACCCGAAAACCATGGAGAAGACAAGTCCTTTTCCATCCGTAGTTACAGTTTGTGTTGAACTTGATGTTGCATTAGTTACTTTTGCTCTACCTGTACCATTTGGTGCTACAGTAATATCTCCATTAGCAGCATCTGTAATAGTAACAGTTCCAGAGTTTGTTCCGCTATTTGTATTTAAAACTAGATCTGCGGCGCCTCCAGTAGTAACAGTTAATGCTCCTGCTCCATTTGATGTAAGAGTAGCGGCTGCACCACTATCTCCAACTTTTACTGTGTCTGCTGAAAGAACAACATCACCAGTTCCATTTGGTATAATATCAATATCTGCATTTGAAGTTGAAACAATATCGTTTCCATTAACATCTAAGTTTCCACCTAATTGTGGTGAAGTATCATCAACAACATCTCCGCCAAATTCAACTGCTGTTATATTTGGATTTGTGCCATCGTCTGCTTTTGCATAAGCAATAATAGTTTTACCAGACGCAACTGCAGCGCTCGTTCCTGTACCACTAGCATATTTAAATGTTACAGTTTGTGAACCTGAAGTTCCATTTTTTAAAACATAAAAATTTTGTACATCAAGAGGGATTGTTACATTTCTTCCTGAAGTTAATGAACCTGTAAATTCTATAATTCTATGTGCAAGAGTTGCACCAGTTGCTCCATCAGAAACAGATAAAGTAGTGTCACCAGAATCGGATACTGCTTGTGCAGTATACCCACCGGATATTTGTTCGAAAACTTGTAAATTAGTGTTAGTTTTTGTTCCCCAAGTTCCGGCATTTTCTCCGGTTGCTTGTAGTTCAACTCCTAAAGGTGTGTATGTTGATGCCATGTAATCTCCTAATTATGCAACGTCACTATAACTTGTATTTGATCCTGTTGCAACACTTGTATACGATGTATTTGAACCTGTGTCAACATCTTGATATGCCTGAATAAATAAGTCTCCGACACTTATTGTTGCAGAAATTCCTGTTAATCCCATTACAACAGGAGGACTTAAACTTCCTACTGAAGTTGTTGCAGAAACTCCTGTTAATCCCATAACATCTGCAGGAGAAATAGATCCTACACTTACTGTTGCAGAAACTCCTGTTGGTAAAATAGTAGGATTTGAAGTAACACTAACATCTCCAATAGCTGTTGTTCCAACTCCTGCTGTAGATACTCCCATAACATCTGCAGGAGAAATAGATCCTACACTTACTGTTGCAGAAACTCCTGTCACTCCAATTACATCAGCAACAGTAACTGATCCTAAATTTGTTGTTGCAGAAATTCCTGTTGGAGTCACAACTACGTTACCGATCATTGTAACTGATCCAATACTAGCTGTTGCAGAAACTCCTGTTAGTCCCATTACATCAGCAGTTGTTACAGAACCTAAAGATACAGTTGCAGATAAACTTTCAAGTATTACAGTTCCTTGAATACCCCAACCTTCGTTGTTGTTCCATTCACCTCGGCCCCAACCAGAACCTATTTCTGCATCTACTTCTACAGAACCAACAGCTGTTGTTGCAACACCTGCACTTGTTAAAACTACTGTAAAAGTTCCATCCCAACCATCTTCACCCCAAGCATCCGATCCCCATCCTGCTGTATTAAAAGCATCTATAGATCCGACTGATGTTGTTGTTGAAACTCCTGTTAATATAACTGTTGCAAGATTAGATTGCCATGAATTTTCATTCCATGCTACTGAGGGATCATCTCCTCCCCAAATTGATGTAGCCATAAGGACTTCCTCCTTACGCTATACGAATGATTGCGTTACTTGCGTCTGCTGTTGGAAATTGAATAGTGAAAGTTCCACTAGTTACAGTTTTATCACTACCAAAAGCGATAACTGCACAAGCTTTATCAGAATTTGTGTCATTATAAATTAAAGCACCATTCGCTGTAAAAGATGCTGAAGTATAACTAACATCTGCAAAATCACATATCGCTGTAGTTCCTGAAGTTGTAGGAGTTACACTTGTAAGAGTTGCACCGCCTGCAGTGTAAGCAGTTCCTGATGCA